CGGACCTCGAAGATCTTGATTCCTTCTTGGGCTACGTTTGGCAGGACCTCCGCGATATTTGCGATGAATACGTCGCCCATATCAAAGACGGCAAGGTGGTAGACAACGATGCGTATATCCGCGGGCACGCCGCCGGAAACGGTCTCAAGGTCTCCACGCTCCCCGGCGCATAAACAGCGATTTTACGGCGATATTTTAAGGCGGGTATGTATTTACCCGCCTTTTATATTTTTCAGCCTTAAAACGCGCTTTATGCGCAGTTAATACATACCCCCGGCGATATGCTCGTCCGGATTCCCTTGGACCATACCGAAGATCATATCCTGGACATATTCCTGCCTGCCACGCATACTCAAATGCTGCGTCTCCCCCAGCTGCTCCACCAGCGTTCCAGCCGAAAGCGATAGGGATGCCAGCAGCGCTTCGTGCTGGGAGGCGGAAACCGCATCCGCGATATCCTTGCTGCCTTTGACATAGCGGCCGTTAACCATCACCTTGTCGGGGTGGTCAATCTTCTTATCACGGTTTTCAAGATGCCTTACCTCGAAATCAAGGATCGGGCTCTTCGGCACTTTCATTAGGCCGTGGTTGATGTTGGAGGCGAACTTCAGGTAGGGGTCCTTTGTGGTATCAACGGACACGTATTTCACATTGAAGCCCATCTTCTCCAGCATTTGGCGCATGTCGGCGGATTGGAAGCCGTCGGACGAAACCTGCATAATGCAAACGCCCTTGTTGCGCAAGTCAAGCAGGAACTGGCGAACCTTCCACAAAGGCACTTCCGAGCCCGGACGCGCCTTGATTCCAAATGCAATCGGGGTAATGAGCGACGGGGACAAGCGCAAGGTCTGTTCGCCGGTCAGCAGGTTGCGCCCGGACACTGTCATTTGCTTTTCAATCGCGGACATCGCAAAGCCGAAGCGGTCACCTTTCAAGGCGCCGTCAAGATGGACATAGTAGTTGTATTTGGGAAGTTCCCTCACCATATAGTCCATTATCTTGTCCGCACCATCGATGGACAAAGTGATTTCGTCCTTTGAGATGGCATTGTCGAGGCACTGGCAGGCGACCCACTTTTCGACGTTATAGATAAGGGACATCGAAGAGCGGTTGGCAACGCCCGCAAGGTCCATCAAGGAGCCGGGGAGGTTCTCTTCAAATTCCTCGCGGTAAATGTCCGGGACTTCAATGATGTATCCGGCGTGGTCTTCCACTTCCTTTTCCGTGGTACATATCATCGGCTGCTGCGTATTCGTGCCGATGAAGACCGGGAATGTCTTGCCGCTGTAAATGCCTTTTTCCTTTTGGACATCCCAAATGGCAGGCGCCAGCACAAGCACCTTTGGGTTGTTCTTCACCGCCTCGATATGGGATTCAAGGAATGAGGAGTCGCTGTTACGGGAGGACACCAGCCAGCGCCGGCAGGGAAGGGAACCGTTCTTCAATTTGAAACGGGAGGACATACGGCGGGTGATGGTTTCATAGTTCTTAACCGCCTGATTGGCAACCGCTTCCTGAAAGTTTGCTTCATCGATGATGGCGCCGATAACAGCCTTACCCAAGTTGTGACCGCCGCGGGATCCGAAGCCTACGCCAACGTGATGCGGGAACATATCCTCGTCCAGCTTTTCGCCCTTCTTCGGCATAAACCTTGAAGTAAAGAACGGGGAGGCCGCAATCACATCAAGCATTTGGTTTGCCATAACGGCGGACGCCAAGTCCTTCGTGGCGGTGACCAGCGAGAAGAGGATACGAGTTGTCCTCAAGAGTTTGTATTTGCGTTGGGGTTCGCGCAGCAGGCACACGTGGTAGAGATCATACATTGCGCCCATAATGGCGAAGGAAGTTTTACCGGCACCGATACAGCCGGTCACGCAAATTTCCTCATACGGGGAATAGAGCGGGTTCGGGTAGATGCGGTGCAAGGCTTCGCGCCAGTATTCGTAAACGGCCTTTCCGTTGTCGTAGGTTTGGCCCAAATAGTAGGGGTCATTCAAAAACGTATCAATGTCCACGGGGACAGATTCATAGCCTTCTGCCTTCGCGGTCAATTCATAAAGCTCGCGGGTGGACAGTTTTGAATAATCAGTAGTAGGAGTCTCCATACACTAAATATACGTCCGTTGTGCGCTTTTGGCGCAATCGAGGGTTGGCGCAATGCGGGGAAATATGGTATATTTAATTCGAGGTTTTTATGGCAATTGAATTTAGCACACCGTCTTTTAAGCCACGTGAATACGAAGGCGAATACATTCGATACACCTTGTATGGGCTGGATTCCGATGGGGATGAACTGGATGACATCATCACTTCCCCGAAAAAATCAACCGTGATTCATACCATCAAGGAGCTTCGCCCGGACTACCGCCGCATTTACAATGGGATGCACGTTACTGCCATCCTCTATGACAAGAACGATCGTATGCTTGATTCTGAAGTTGTGTGGTCCACCGATCAGGATGAAGCGAACGGTGCGGACGAGGACCCTTACACTGTCTATTCCCTGGATGATGAAACCGGACGTGTATCGAAGGACGGGGTGTATCCCACTTGGCGCAAGGCATACGCAGCCCTCGCCGATGGAACTGTTTGGGACGAAGGCAGCTCCAACAATTTTGTATTCCACGGAAACCACCTGCAACAGATTTACAAGTATAAGAAAACCGGGCGCACTGGGAAGTGGTCCGGCAATGGCTATGACGTGATTTTTGATCGTGAAATTTCGGAGGACCCCGCAGATTATATCAAGGCACATTTTACCCCAACCCGGTATAATGCTTGCCGCTTCAATGAAGCGAAAGGCGCCGACGAAACTATTGAATATGAAAAGGGACACAAGAACAGCCGGGGAGAGGATGCACCTTGGGTGATCCGCGACCATAAAAACGGCAAAGTTCTTGCGTCCTTTTCTAAAAAGGATGACGCGGAAGCGCACCTCGAACGCATGAAACATTACAGCAAGGGCGAAAAACTTTTCAACAAGCAGGAACTTGAAAGTATGGCTATGAATGGTTATAAGGCAGCCGTGACCGCCGCTTGGTCCGGCGCAGGCGTCAAGAATTTCAAAATCGATATCCGCATCAACGAAGAGGAACCGCCTACGCTTGATGTCCGCCCCAAGACCTTGGATGGTAAGGACATTGATGTGAGCTGGCGCCTCCTTCCGAACATTATGAAGATCGCGCAGTATTCGATCAGCCCGGTAGGCAACCATACAATCGAACGCGAGATGGATTTTGCCACAGAGGACGATGTCGAAAAAATCTTCACGGATGAATTCAAGAGCCTCGATGATGTGCTCGAACACGGCAAGCCTTCCGAAAGCGCCAACGAAGACGCCTATATGGATGCGCTTGATGCCGAGCTGGATGAAATCATTGCAGCAGGCGCCGCCGCCCAGCAGGCTGCAGCAGCCGACACTCAACTTCAGGAAGAACCTGCCCCGGAATTTACCGACGCTGAATATATGGATGTGATGAAGGCGATCAACCGACTTGGCCGTGCGCGTGTCCGTGCAATCAGCCAAAAGGCTGGCCTCCCGCTGACCAAGACTGGAAGGATCTTGAAGGAACTTGTGGCTAGCGGTTATGCATTTGGCCGCAAGCAGGGCGCCTCCAATGTATTTATCCTTACCCCCGAAGGCGAGGCGGAAGTTCCGCCCCCGGAACTCAATTCCAAGATTCCGGAAAGGGTGAAGAAATTGATTCTGTCCCCGGTGTATTCAAGCGCCGCTGTGGAAGACCGCGTTGATTTCATCAACAAGATGTATGATGATGTGGAGAAGGCTGGCATCGGTGACATTCATTGGAACAGCGCCGGTTCCGGAGATTGGCAGTGGGCATCCGTCAAGCCCTCCAAGCGCGATTATTACCTCATAACCATTACGCCGGATGGAACATTCGGCACGGTGACTTTCAATAATCCGGACAAGAACGCATCGGTTGGAGAAACCGCTACCCGCCACGGCGACTGGAGCATCGCAGAATTCCAAAAGTATCTTGATGAGCGCATCCCTGCAATTCAGGCGGCCTACGCGAAGGTCAAGGACTACGAATCGAAGTATTACTATTACTCGTTCTACAGTTCCAAAGAAAACAAGAATGTCAAGAACAAGGAAGAAATGCTCGCGGTGGTGGAAGGCACCAAGGGCACCGGGATGACCTACTATTTCCGCTACGGTTTTGCGTGGAAGGGCGCCGGCAAGGGCAAAGTGTCCTACGAGAAGTTCCGCGAGTATTGTAATCATTCTATGGTTGACATCGAGGTGAACTACAATACGATGGAAGCCGAAGTGAACGAATTTTCCGAAAACGATATGTATTAAGGGGCAGGCAATGGGCATCAAACTCATCAAGAAAGAAAGTATGGAGCGCTGCGATTCGTGTGGCGCCGTGATGACCGAATATGACTATGACCGCTACGGCGGTCTTTGCAAGTATTGCCGGTCCAAGGAATCCAAGAAATCCGAAACGGCGCCGGACGAATACGCAAGAAACAACTTCTTGAAAGGCGCCCTGGACTATGCCGAAATCGAGGATGACAAGGGAAACGTTGTCCTTCTCAAAATTGCCAAGCGCTTTGAGGGTGAGCCCGGTGGGGATTTCTGCCTCCGTTCGTATGATGGAGAGCACGATAAGGGTCTTGCTATGGGCGGGATTCGTTATGTGGTTGGACGCTACGGCGAACTGCTTGATATGGACCCGGCAGAAGCCATCATTAAAATTGCAAAGGAATAACGAAAATGGGAATCAAACTTATCAAGAAAAAAACACAAGGCGCCCTTTCGGAAAGTGCCCTGAATGCCGCCACATTCGCCGAGCCTTCGTTTGAAGCCGTTGCGTATGGGCTGGAAGAAATTTCCAAGGATGATTCCGGCGAAATCGACGTTGTCGATGCTATTGACTGCAACGATTCAGCCCAGGCCCTTGCGGATGAGGTCGCGGCGCTCCATAAGAGGCACCCTGAAAGGAAGTATCACATCACCGCCATCGGAACCGACTCCGACGGAATTGCGGACAAGGCCGAAGTAATTTGGTCGGACTACCCGGAGGAGGTGTCCGCGGATGAAAATGCTCCCGCCAAGAACGAGGGACGCGTAACATCATATTTCGTGCTCCACAAGAATGCGGAGCTGAAAGCAATTGATAAGATTGTTGCCACGCTGGAAGATGCGATCCTCAATGGTCAAACGGTTGAAACCACCGCTAACCCGGACGGCACCGTTTCCCTTGAAATCTATGGCAAGATGACCCCGGACGAAGTTGCCCGCGCAATCCAGCTTCCCGGACAGCTTGGCACCTCCTACGTCGATCTCGCAATCAATATCGAGGGCTAAAATGAGCACTAACGATTTACGCGGCTTTTACTTAAAAGTATGGTATGGGCTTGTTCAGGACCACAAGATGTCCTCCGAAGAAGCCGACCGCCTCTGTGACAAATACAAGCAAATCATTGCTGATGGTTACGAGAACGGTGAAGGACCTGCTAAAATCTCCGACCAGCTTGCCACACAAGACAAGCGCGAGGCGCACGAGCCGGGGACAAAGTGGTCTGCCGAGATTCGCGTTGCCTTCAATGACGAAAACGACCCCAACGACAAGTGGGTTAAGGATTATGAAGGGCAGTCCGTTTGGAATTTCTTTGACGATCTTTCCGACGCGCTGCCTGCCCGCGAGGCAATCAAATGTGTCCCGGATCGCTACAAGGATGCTTTCCGCGACTACTGCATTTACTACGGGATGGAATACCCGGATGAAAGTTTTAACCAAGGAGATACCGATATGGCAAAAATCCACATGACTCACAAACGCCGCGAAGATTCCAACACCGGAAACCGTGACTTCGACCAAGAAATCCAGGCACTCAAAAATCAAAAGGATATGCCGGATCTCGTTAACGCGCTCAAGGGCCTTTCGCAGAACCAGCTTGACCTTCTCGAACTTGGTTTCGGAAAGGGCGAACTTGCTACGAAGATGCAAACGAAGAGCGAACAGATCGCGGCAAAGGATCTTCTTCCGACGCAGAATGAAATCGACGTGGGCAAATCCCTTGGCTATCAGGTGAGCGGCAAAAATCCGGAACAGACCAAGGCTATCCTGAAGGGCGGCCCGGTCACCATCAATCTCCCGCTCGTTGTTTACGAACACGCCGGCCAGTATTACATCGTTGACGGCCACCATCGTTGGTCGCAGGTATTCCTCATCAACCCGAACTGCAAGATCGAAAGCATCGTTTTCAAGAACTCGGCAGGTGACAACGACCAGGACCCGATCGATATGCTCCGCGACTTCCAGGGCGCAATCGCCGTGGCAAACGGTGGCAAGGTGCCGACCAACACGGTTGAACAAGGCAAGAACATCTTTGATTGGAGTGACGACGACCTCCGTAAATACCTTGAAGACAACATTCAGGACGAAATGGTGCAGGCTTACAGGGACTACTACCACTCCAACATCACGAAGGAAAACGTCGAAAAGTCCATCATCGGCAACGCTGGCATTATGAAGCACAGTAACGAACCGGTCCCCGGTGCTCCGAGCCGTGCAGTGATGCCGCAGACCGATACCGGCAACAACGCCGGCTTGAAGGCTGCTATGCAGGGTATGACGGACATTTAAGGAGACTTGAAATGCCCAAGATCAAAATGATTGAGGCAGCCCGCCCTGCGGAAGACATTGTCATCCGGGGCGGGAATCACCATATGAAGCCGGATAGCATCTATATCCGCATTCCCCGTAAAAAGCTCGTTGAAATGGGCTTTTTGAAGGATGGTGAACTGCCAAACGACAGCACCGCCAGTGCCGTGCGCCGTGCCTTGAAATTCGATATAAAGGCGGTCCCGGACGTGCGCTTTGGCGGAAATGATTACTTCCTGACTATTTCTATTGGAGACATCTCGAAGGAATACGGCCTTGAAGAGTATTGGTATACCAAGCAGGGTTCGTCCTTTGAAAATTGGCTGCGCTATGACCACCTCACTATCCGTCCGGAAGAACCGTGGGAAAGCAAGTCGGAAGCCGCAGCGCTTAACCGCATTACGATGCACGATGCGCGTAAGAAGTGCGCCGCCCTCCAAAAGACCGGGAAGCTGTCCAACTGCCTTCACGAGGTCACGGCCGCTATCGCGTTGGTCCAAAACGCTTTAGCAAACAGCAGCCCTGAAATCAAGGACAACACTTTGAACTCGACCGAGAAGAAGATCGTGGCTCGCGCCGTGCTGGCGGAGATCATTTCGAACTTCAACTACGAGCCGGAAGATTTGAGGTAATCAAAATGGCACACGTTAGATTGATTAAAAGAGAAGAGCGCGTCGGCGCCAGGGTTCGCCGCGACATCGAAAATGCGGTTTACGCATATCGCAAGGACCACGACGACGACAAGGCACTTCAAGCCCTCAAGGATGCCGTGAAAGGCACCGAGTTTGAAGAAAAGGCCTTGCGCCACATCGACGACCCCGAAATTATGAAAAACTTCAAGGGCCACATGGATGCATTCCTCTTGGATGCGCTGGCAGGCCAAGGAATTGTTTGAGGTAACCTATGCTTGAACTTTTCTCCGAGATGCCGCTCTTTTATCTTGAGGAGCGCCAGCACGAAATCGAACGCTTCAAGTCCACAATGTTCCCGGAAATCGAAGGCATCCTGAATGATATGGGATGCAGCGGTTCTGTGGATTTCAAGTCCACCGGCGCGACTCCCGTTGGCTACGACACCGTGGTTATCAAGGCAAAGAAGTCCGGAACAACTCCTATGGAAGCAACGGTGGAAGTGAAATTCCCCAGTGCCAACCCCACGAAACGCTACGCGATTCAGTGGAAAGACGGGAGCGGGGAAGCCATCGATTCCACTCAAGTGGGGACTGCCATCGATGCGGTTGATGTGATTGAATCCTACCTTTCCACAGCCTTCGGAAACGTCCTTGAAAACAAGGGCAACGAAGACTACGAAGAGAACAATGTGAAGGACGCCAAGGAATGCAAGGCGGCGCTTGACAAACTCATTGTCGGCGCGGACAAGTTGAAGGGCTATGGCCTCGAAACTGTCCTTACCGAAGATGTCAGCGTTGGCGCCGAGATGCCGATCGCCCGCGTTGAACTTGGCATCCGTGCGGACAAGAGTGTGGAGCCATACTACAAGGCAGGCGACTTGCTGGAGTATTACACCTTCGACTTCTCCGGCGGTATGTGCCATATCACATTCCACTTGCAAGAAGAGGACTGGGACGAAATGCTTTCGGACCATCCCTCCGTTACCGCAATGATAGAGGATCTTGCCCCGGACATGATTGACGAACTTGAAAACCACGATTTCGTCAATCGCCCCGGCGATGAAAACTGATTGGGTAGCCATGTAAACCCGCATAGATGCACGCTCCCGGCGACGGGAGCGTGTATATTATTGTATACTTGGTTTTGGCAGAAAATAAACCTATATTTAAGAAAGGGCTACGCGCCCGCCAAAACCCGAGGGCACCGTGAAACAGTTTTTTGATCATTTTGCTTTAGCCAACAAAACCATTCAGGAACGATTGGGTGCGGCGCCTAATGCGCTCAACAAGTTGTCCGCATTGTATGGAATGCAGGCACGCGGCTTTGTCCAAATGATGTCCTACGGCGATGATATGATCACCGCCAGGGCTGCATCGCACCTGCTTAATATGGACATCTTGAGGGCGAACGATGCCTACCTGCTTAAATTGGGCGAAGGTTTCCTCCTCAATTCCATCGAAAGCATTACGCCGCCGCTCATCCACTCCGGGAATGACTTTTACTTCTCCTCCCTGCGTGAATATGGCCTTTACGATTCCATCGGCTCGGTGAACCTCCGCGATGGATCCGCCGCCAACCTCCTGCTTTATAGGTTCGAGGCTCTCGACGAAATGACCGCCGAGGGCGAGCAAAAATACAAGGCGCTCTACTGCGCCGGCCAGTATGTCACGCAAAACTTCACCACGGATGATATTGACCTTACGCCGGGCACCTTCCAGTCGATTTATGTGCCGGAAACCTACAAGGCGGTTTGGACGCCTTCCGTGCGCGTCTTCCTTGAAGGCATCGGCAACGACGGCAAGGCGAAGGAAGTAGTCCCGATCTATTCGATGGCGGAACTTCTTGCCTACACGGATCGTGATTGGCTGGTTCTTTGCCAGCATACCGGTCGCGGCCTTACCATCACCTTGGGCGATGGCGAAGTGTATGGCGCCGGATACAACAACAAAGAGACCTTTGCAAAGATCACCGCCGTAAGCGTTACCTACATTAAGACGGACAGCCTTGCGGAGGCAGCGAACGAAACGCTCAAATTCAATGATGACGTTACGCCGCTTTATTCCGATAGGCTCCCGGTCCTCGACAAACCGAGCACTGGGGACACGCCCGAAATGTTTAGGTCGCGTGCCGTCGCCGAGATGTTCGCTTCCGGCAAGATTACGGATGAGAAGGACCTGGTCACCGAAATCAAGAAGATTCCGCTTGTCCGCTCTTGTTCTGCCCACCGCGAACAAAACCGCCACTTCCCCGTGGCGCCTTTTGATTCGCAGGCCTACCAAGACTATATCGATGGCAAACGCCCATATCCGGTGATCTACCCGCACGGCGCTATGGTAGAATTCAATGGCGCCTTGTATGTGGTTGTGCGCAAGGATAAAGGCACGGAAACACTCCCGCCGAGCGACCCCGAAAGTTCTTGGCAGGTGATTGTCCCCGCAAACATTTACGCGGCCCTGAAGGGAATGGGCTTTGGTGCGGAATCCGCTTTCCGGTATGACAACGCGACCATCGTGCTTTCCGGCCTGATGGTGGCAAATCGCCGCTACTGGTCCCCCGATCATTCTTATGCGCCCAGCGATATTGTATACCACGCCGGCACAAACAAATTGTATGTGGCTACGGCAAACGTGCGCGGGCTGGAACCGGGCGCCGATGTTGATGAGGAATCCGGCTATGCGGAAGATACTTGGGTAGCGCAAGAGGATCTTGACTCCAACCCGAAGTATGCAGGATATCGCATTGACGATTATGTCCCGATCACGCAGGCATCCTACGAGCTGGAATTGAAAGGCTACTTTGGCATCGCCTCGAAACTCGGCTTCACCTCGGTTGTGGTCGAGCCGTGTGTATCGGTCCCGGTCACCATCACTTATTCGTATGATGGGGCGCACCGCGAGAACGAGGAGATTACCCGCTTCATTCAGGAATACGCCTGCTACAATGTAGGCAAGACCTTGCTGGCATCGGAATTGCACTCGCTGCTGACGGAAAAGTTCGGCCTTACGAAGGTGTATATTACGCTGCGCAAGGGCACGGACGAAAGCGTCCCGGAATGCCCGCAGATTTCGCTGGCAACCCATGAGTATATTTCAAAGAGCGACTTGACGGTCACTCCGCGTGAGGTGTTATAATGGCAGACAAAAGAATGATTTATGACTTCGAAACGATCTTTGAAGTCATTATGAAATCGCAAACGGACATGATTGAGCTTGTCACGAAGTGGAGCGAGATGATTTCACCCACGGCGAAGGACGTTACTTTCAACTTGTCCGGGCGGAAGGCTTTAACTGTCCCGAATTTCCAGAAGGTGTTTGAGACGATCAATGAGCGCACCCTGCCGTCCGATCCTTTTTTCAATTCAGTCACCACGACGACCACGGGTGGGAGAGGTAAACTTACGGCCGGAGCGTTATCGTTCGCCGGAGGGCGCCAAAATACCACATACGATGTGAATGGAATACAAAGCATACCTGCCGTTATAAATGATAACGGCAGGTGGCCAACATGGCCGCTTCCCCGCTATATGCGCGTCGAACCTGGAGAAAATCCTTCCCTTACGATTGCACCGAATCTAGGCGATACGGACGTTATGCATATGAGCGACTTCTTTGTATTTGTCCCGGGAGGCTCATCCGTAACGTTTGTCTTTGCAAGCTACGGCCAATCGCAGCGCATGACACTGACAGCACGGGGGAATACTATATGGCAGGTATGCGTAACAGCACTAAATGTATATAGGCTCGGATTATCTACAAGCGCAAGGGCGGTTGAATTGCCCATAGCCAATGGGTCGGAGGTGTAGAATGGGACAATCAGCAGACTTTAGCGAAGGCATCTCCCTCATCCGTGAAGCACATTCGGATGCTACCGCCATCCTCGAAAAATGGCGGGACCTCATTGAGGCGCCCGGTGAAATCTCTCTTGTAATGAAATATGCCGACGGCGGAACCCGCGAAATAGTGCTCCCCACTATACGCGAAGCAATCAACCGCTACCTCGGCGGAACATTCGAACAAATCACCTTGACGGATGGGATGGACAAAGTTATCATCCGCCTGAATGGCTTGGGCGAAGTGGAGCTGGTCCACGAAGATGAAACCACGCCAGCCAACCTCGTTGCGGCAAACCTCGCAACGTCCCGCATTGTTGGCAAGAACGGGAACCTTTCGATTGCTGGAAACGTCAACATTACTGGCGGTGTAGTCAACAGCGCAAACATCCGCGATCTCACCGCATACGGCGGACAAATTTACGGTGCCGAATTCAAGGGGTCTACCCTTATTTCGGGCGGCGCCCGCATTGAAGGCAACGCCACGATCCGCAACGCGTCCGTAAAGAACCTCAATATGGGCGTTGTGAAATACCGCAAGCAGGTCCTAAAGTGGGGCGTGGTAGGCACAATGGATGCCTCCCAAACCGGCCCTACGTCTAACGGATTGTGGACCGGGGATGTTAGCGTTCTTGAGCACGCCGGTATTTATTCCGAGCCTACTTGGTCCGACTGCTTGTATGCGCCTAATGGGATGATCACTACCTCTAATACCATCCAGGTCTATTGGGGCGAAAGTGGCAACATCCCGCTCTACGGTTTGCTTGGCAGCGCAAATTTCAACTCCACCTTTATGGCGATGTGGCCTTATAAAATGTATGAGGCGGTGAGCGGCGGCTATCGTATTCGCTGGCTGCCTCTCGACGATCAAATCCACCGCATTACTTATATGCGGACAGCAGGGTCATATGCTATGCTGCCGATCAGCATTCAGGAAAATTCTTCCGGAACCGGGGTGAACGTCAAATTGGCAACCGAACGCTCGTTCAACGGATACGGCTGTAAGCGCCTGATCGCGGAAGTCGAAACCGAATCCGGCTCCGGATATGAAAACAAGTATCACCGCTTGTATGGGACTTGAGGACTTAAATGCTTTTGGAAAGTGAAACCGCCGTTAAGGCCGCGCATGATATCATCCACGATGCGGAGGAGTTCTTTGATAAGTGGCTCCTTCTTTTGGCATCCCAAGAAGAGGTGCCCGAAGGCTATGTGGATTTTGAATTTGCGGATGGCAGCCTGCTCCGCGTTCCGTGCGCGTGGCAGACCTTGATGTTCGCCGAAGGCGCCGAAAGACCTTACATCACCTTCAAGCGTGGTGAAGCCGTTGCGACCTGGCGCCCCGGAACTGTTAGTTCCTTTATGGGCGGCTTTAAAGGACTTGTAAGCGATGCCCCGGTTGCCCTCAATGTCTTGTTCGTCGAATCGATCCTTGCCCTTACGGGGACATATGGAACGGGCTACGTCAACATTGAGGATGCGGAGTTTGATACCATCACAACCCTTTCCATCATTGCCGCCTACTGCGTTATCACGAATCTCATAATAAACACCTCGGCGCAAGTCACCGGCGGCACATTTGAGAATCTTGGCGTGCTCGGCGAGGGATTCCTGGACGCTGACTTGGATGAGCTCACCGGAGATTCCCTTACCGCCGATGATATGTCCTGCACCGGCGAGCAGGTTGTTCCGATTGAAAAGGTCAATGCGTGGTATTCGGATTATGGCCCGAAAACGGATGCAGACTATACCGGAGGCGGCATACCGCTTCTCCCGCTGTCCGCTTCCGCACAGCCTATAAATGGGTTTGACAAGCCGCTTGAAAGCAACCCATTCTTCCCGGACTGGTTTTATGTGAGCAACTACGGCGCCACTTGGAAGGCTAGAACGGCTTGGGTGCCTTCGCGGACAAAGCCTTCTAAACCTGCTTGGCAGGACTCGGACGGCATTTACTGGTATCAGGTGAATGTGTCGACCGCCGCAAGCATGTTCGGTTCCCCGAACATGATCTTCCCGCCGCGTTGCCACGCAGAAGGTTCTTACTCGGACACCGTGGCGCCGGTAACTGCGGAAGCGGATGGGCTGGTTGTCACTGTCAAGATTGTGGAGAAATGCTCCGTCCCGATTTGCCTTACGGATCGTTATGACTTTCAGGACGAAAATACCTGGACTTGGTATCCGGGCAACACGATTATAGTGAAAGGTCCTTGCATTGAGCAATTTGTGGTCAAGCGCGTGTTCTACGAAACCGCTGGCAAGATCACGGCGGTTGAATATCAATTTTTGCCACTAGGAGAAATGGATGTCGGTTACTAATACTTCGTATGCCCGTGAATATGTTGTGGTTTCCAAAACCGCGAATATGGCGGTATTGCGCGTGGTTGACGAATCGCTGTATTCTACCTACTGGAAGGAATTTATCTCCGCGAAGGTGAAGCGCGAAGTCCAGCCGATGTATGTGCGGCTCGAACAGGTGCCGCCGGAAACTACGCTGGTGGACCAATATGCGAGCTTCATCCCGGAACTTCCGCTGGTGACTTTGGAGGTTGGCGACGAGAAAGTCAATGTGACCGATCGTATCACGGCGAATTTGCCCAATACGGAGGTTCCAGGGCTGTATCGCATCGATTACCGCATCAACCTGACGGCAGAATTTTCATCGCCTATTTGGGCCGTTTATGTCTCAATACAACAGCGTCCGATTTTGAGGAAAGCCGCCGCCGGTTGGGTTAGGGACAGCTACATCCTCCAAACGCTCAACCGCCTTATTATGGAACCCCAGTTTATGGAAGCGCTCCACGCGGCGGGCGAGCCTCTTTACGGATTTATGGAGGCGAACCAACATCCGTCCATCAAGGCATCCAATCTCGGCAAGTATGAAGGCTTGCAGGCGTGGGGTGCTGGCGGCGCCTTCAACGACAACTCGAATGGCATTTTCATTACTGGACTCAAACTCCCGCAAGGCTCCGTGGTCATCTACCAAAGAAGGATGCTCCAGTTGCGCGAGCCGGTTTGGCCCGATCCGGTAAACGCCTTCCATCATATGGATCCCAAGACCCACGAGCGCACGCCGGATGCCTATACGGCAGGCAGCGTAATCCGCAGCGGGGACTATTCCTACATTTGCATCAACGACGCAAACATAGCTATTCCGTTGAGCGATCCGAATTACTGGCGCAAGGGCTACCTCTACAAATTCAGCGTCCTCAATGGCGATGATGAATTTGAATTGCCGAAGGGGCGCCTGCCAATCGGTAAAGGCGGGGTGGAACATATTTGGATTACGGTGGACAACCAGGGCTACTCATTTTGGGTTGACATCGCGCATCAAACAACACTCGGCACCTACCGTGGCTACTATGACCGCAAGAACTTCGCGGACTATGGCACGGAGGACATCGTCTCCTACATTGATGAAAATGCCATCAAGTTGTTCAAGCGTAAGGCAACCGACATTCAGGCGCCGGAAACCTTGGCCTACCCGCCGGGACATCATCTCAACCCCGCGTGGGACGAAATCTATGCAAAATACGACGAAGTCCTTTCGCCGCTGTTCGGCGATTACTTTGTAGTCCCGCATACCAATTCTTCCAATGCGGTTGTCTCGAAGACCTGGAGTGTGTCCTCCGAGATGTGCGAGGCATACGCGCACATGATGGGAGTCCCTCCTTTGATTGTCAAGGAATGCGGCGCCAAGTGGTCCGCATTGCTCTTTGCATTGCTTACGCGCACCCGCAATACATTTGAAGGCCTCCGCGTTTGCTTCCAAGCCGTAGGCCTTGATATTGAGAACCTCCGCTTGTCCGATCCTTCCATCGCCTACTACTGCAAGCCCGGCGAAGTGGAGGAGAAAAAGGTCGAGGACGTTTATAAGCAGCACGAGAATCTCCGCAAGCTGCTTGCCCACATTGATACGCTGGCGCCCGAAGGCAAAGAGAAGGCGGAAGAAGGCGCCCTCCGTTATGTTACGGAAAATACAGAAGGCGCCGATGCAAAGGACATCAACGTTGCCATCCAGCAGTATTCGGAAGCCGATGGCTGGGTCACGCGTTATCGCTTTGAAAGGATTGAGCCGGCGCAGCATTTCAATAACCGCTACTACAAGGCGGACCTTGATGTGCTGGCACGCCTTGCTGAAGATGCCGTTGCCGATTTGGGCGATGGCCATCCGTGGGTTAAGGAATCCGCGTGGGCTGGCAGCCCGTCGGCGCTTGTTGACGTGTGCCTGACCTATGAAATCCCGATCTACATTTTCCTCCGCCTCAAGATGTATTTGTATGCGGAAAACCGGATTGAGATGCAGGGCTTCACCTACTCCGGGCTCTTTGACGGGCAGCGCTGTGGCGCCAAGAACGTAATTGAGTTGTTCCCCTCCAAATACTTCAGCCGTGCCGCCCACGACTTCGTAACCATCGATACAGCGGTGTTTACGGCTACGCGCGAAGGCTGGGAGGAAATTCCGTATACCCGCCTCAACGAGGCACGCGGATCCAAAATCTATGAGTTCATCGGCTGCCAGTATCCGCTCCGCATTATGGCGGTGGACAAGGAGAATGTCACATTCATCCGTTATTGGCAGTCCACCCATACCTTCGGCCTGCTTGGCTTGCCGGGATCGACTTCCACCGTTAACGATGTCCCCTTCTACAATGATGAGCACTTTCATAACGTCACCGACCCGGAGGTCAATGATGAAAGCGACCTGATGCTGGCGAACGGACACGTTGGGGTCACGGCATTGTATCGTCCGAAGGAATTGCACGCGAAGGACACCGAGGCATTGCGCTGGATGTATATCCTGAACAATACCGAGGAGGAGGAAACGTGGGCGTTGAGCGATACGGAAGCCTTCACCGATTATGCGGACATTGAGGCTTCGAGCATCTACCCGTTCGAAGGGACAGTTGCGGATTTGAAGGCCGCCATCGATCACATCACGGATGGACCGCAGACCGGCGCCAACCGACTTCGTTTTACGTGGGAAGGCGACAAGCTGGTCCTTGAAGATTGTATGCCGGCGGCCATCTACCTGCGTGATTCGAATGGCGTAGTCGTTGGCGCCTACGGATTGATTCCAAGCGAATACACCTTGACGCCTCAAGATTGGGAAATCTATAAGTTGTCCACGCCTACCGTATCTGTCCGTATAGGATTTGCCTACGAGTAGTGCGCCGGCTCGGCTGGTTTATGTATATTTGAAAAGTAATTAGATGGTAGACCTATGGGCATTAAACTTGTGAAGAGAAAGACGGAAGCAAGCACTTCGTCTAGCGAGTTCCAGGCAATTCTTGACTCGCTGGCGAACCTGTATTCCAATGGTGTTCAATTCAAGTATGACGCCGACCAAAAGGTGGTTGCGGTAATGAAGGGCGATAAGACAATCGGCACAGTCCGGTCCGAAGGCGCCCTACACACAATCATTTGGGCGACGTTGAGCCTTGCGGAGAAAGAAGCGTGATTTCAGTAATGACAAATCAAGGCGCCCTTGAAGTCGGCCGCTCCCTTTCGGGTGGCAGCCGTTTTCTTGCTTGGGAGGCCGCCCTTCTCGCCGATCCGTTCCCAAATGACATTATGGCGGTTGCCAGCCTCGATTCCTCCAAGGTTGAAATCGACGGCGCCACCGGCGGATCGATTGATGGCAAAACCATCCTCTACCGATATCCCTGCACCGGATCCTTGCCGGTCAAGGTGTCCACGGATGACCCTAACGGAGAATCTTATGAAGCGATGGCGGTTGACTTCGACTTCAACGGCCAGGTGCCTATTGAAGAAGGCAACGCCAGTAGCAGCAGCGGCAACGGGAACACCGCGATCGAATATCAGGCGGTGGTGGCTCTTGCCCGCCGCTATGCCAAGTATACCACGGTTTCCCGCGGCAATACTTATTCCTACGGCGACCGCGTATGGCTGCCGTATGATGCGGACCCGCAGCGCGAACACGCCTACATTTGCCTTACGGACAACTTCGAATATGAAGGCGTCCTGCCTAGCGAGGACACCGACAACTGGATGGCAATCGATACGGCGCAGCTGGTGAAGTATCCGGGCGAGCCGGACTTTTACAGCGACCCGCTTATTCACGATGCGGATGGCACGGCTGTGCCTAGCGACATCATTCCGTTCTTCGTGACCTCGTATGACGAGTCCGTGAAGATGGCAAACGGAATGGAATGGGAATACAAGATCCGCGTATTCCTCGACAATGTGATCACAACGAATTTGAGCAAACTTGAGGGCTTCTCTCAAGGCGGCTTGCAGGCGAACGGCAGCGTCACGCTCACGTTCCTTGCGAGCGTTTCGGAATTGTGCAGGGCGATCCGCGATAAGGTTTCGTCCGCGACCTAATGAGGTAATGATTATGCCTAGAATCAAAATGGTTGAAGCAAACGGCGGTCTCACGCTGGCAAACCTTACATTAGACAACGTGGCGGACTACCGTGGCGTGCCTCTTACTGAAAGGCAGCCCAACGGAACCGTTGTCCATCTCATCGGCGCGTTCACGTCTTTCAATGGCGATGAATTCTTTGCGCTGGATAACGGGCATTACGTGACCTTGAAAGGGCTGCGTATGCATTATCAAACCCCGGATGATATTTCCGGGTCCTCCGAATATGCGAACGCAATTTACAAGGCCTACCTGAAAGAGATTAAGAAACGCGGATACACCATCCCGAAAAAGAACAAATTCGGCTGGCCCAACCCGCGCGAAATGCACGTCGATTTCACCGATGCGTCCGGCGAAGAAGGGACTGTTTATGTTAAACCGAAGCCTTCGGGCGTAGATGTGTGCGTCGAATCTCCGGGCGACCCGAACGCTTGGAAAAACCGGTGGAAAGAGTATAAGAGAGACCGCCTTTCAAGGCTGGGATCTCCTGCCGAAGCCGCTGCATTTATTGTAAACGACCACCCGCTTGTTGGATAACATTATGCCGAAAATCAAGATGCTTGAAAAGATGTCCGCCTATAAGGTAACCTACTTGGCGGATAGACCGGGCGAGATTGGCGCCAAGCTCTATGCGAAGAAGGTTTTTGCTGGCAACGAAAGGGATGCCATCATCGCTTTCAACGGCTGGTTTGATTCGTGCAAGGCCTTCCCCGAAGGTTCCTCTTGCGACATTCAAAAGGTCGAATTGATTCAAAGCGAAGGCGCCAACAAGTCCTACACCTTTACTTGGTGGGACAATGAGCCCGCCGCCGACCGCCGCCCCACTACAAGGGCGGATTTGAAAAATTGCCTGCACAAGGAAATTTTCCTTGCCGTCGATGATGCGGAAGCGCTGAAGCTGGCGATGGAATATCTTTGCGATTACATCGGCGATGACCCCGAGGATGTTGCGGACACTCCGGAAGAGATTTGGGATTACTTCAATGGCGATTGGGGCGCCGGCGATCCTATTCCGATGGTCCTCAAGCAGCGCAGCCGCGTTGTCAAGGATTCCGGCTTCGACCCGAATGGCGAAGACGACGAATCCAAGCACGCTAAAAAGTAACGGAGAACTATTATGGGAATCAAACTTATCAAGAAAAACGAGTCCTACGAATCGGACTTGGAAGACATCGCCCAGACCAGCGGCGAGATTGACTACGGCGATGCTATGGCGCTCAATCGCGCTGCCGCCGGAGATGGCGAAATTCGTAAAAAGGTCCGCGACCTGATTATGGATTGGCGCAGCGCCGCCGAGGATGGCGACGAGGAAGAAATGACAAAGGCTGCCAAGGCGCTCAAGACCTTGGCGGATTCCCTGCCCAAGCACGAGGCGCGTATGCATCTCGGCCGCTGCAAGAATTGCGGGAGCGGCTGGACCAAAACCAATTACCTTGATGAACTGGAACCGGACGTTCGCAAATACTTCAAGGACAAAGGCTACGCCGATAACGCGGACATTTGCCCCAAGTGTGTTGCAGCGGCGAAACAGTATCTCACGCAGGGCAAGGACGAAGGCGCCACCTATGACGAATATGTGGATGCGGTTGCCGCCAGCCTCGAAGATGACTTTGAATACAGCCCGATTACGGCCCTTGAATTTGCCCGCGATGATTTCAAGGACATCACAAAGGCCTGCTACAGCGCTACCAAGGACCCGAAAGAAGCCGCCAAAGAAATTGACGCCAAGTATATGGGCGGCAATGAAGGCCGCAAAAAGGCTGAAGGGCACGACGGCTGGGAAGACTGGGAAGAGATTGAAGGGCTGGAAGAGTCCATTGATGGGATTGAAAAACTCGCCTACGAATTACGCCACTGCATTCGCGGCGCCTATACGCGTTGCAAGGATTGGAAGTCCCTTGCGCTTTATATCAAGGGGCTTGCTTCCAACCTTGATGATGCCGCCGAATTGATGGCATACAAGCGCGATGACGAAGGCGAAGACGAATCCAAGCGCAACGAGGACAAGCGCGACCTGGAAGCAATCCGTGCCAAGTTTTGCGACAATCCGGATCTCGCCAAAATAGGGCGCCTCGCAGAGCCTTATGAAGGTGACGCCGTTTTTGGAACGCAGACTTGGAGCGATGGCGTCCCGGTCACAAAATACTGGCATCGCGATAACAGAAGCCAATGGGTGTCCCTTAAAAAGGGAACGCGCTGCATCGCCTTGCTTGATCAGGACGGCGAAGAAGTTGAGGCCGTTTGGATTCCATACCGCAACGGATGGCTCCGTGTCGATGGCAGCGATATTGAAGTAAATTTTAACTAAAACACCGAGGACTATTATGGGAATCAAACTTATTCGTAAGAACAATGAAGCGTTGGGTTCAGTTATCCGCAACGCAAACCGTTACGACGACTGTTTCATGATTGATTGCGGCTCTCCGGAAAATGCCATCGCGCTTGCGGACGCAATCGAAAAAGAAGCCTACGGGCATCCGTTGGGCAGTGCGGAGGATGATGCCGGAAAGCACTTCCTCGGTGGCGAGATTGTTCAATTCTGGCCGGTAGGCCAATACTTCACCGCCTGCGTCAATCCTTGTGACAAGGCCGCTGCTTGGTGCGAAGAATGGCTCCGCAATTCCGGTGGCGCCGCTCCCGGTATTCAGGGCAATTCCGCCGGGCTGGAAAGCAATAACGAAACCGCCACAAACGAGGATGATGTTGGCGTCCGCCTTACCAACATCCTCAACGGTAACGACGTTTGGTCCGAAGTGAGCGGCGGCGATAACGATGCGCTCGTGGACGAAATTCTTGACGGCGAATGGATTGGCCTGATGTGCGGACCAAACAGCGACGACGCTGCCGATTGGGATGCTTACATCAAGGACACCTTCGGTCCATTCAGCCAGTATGTTGCGGCCGAATGGTTCTCCCCGGATAAGAATGACCCGGACTTCAAAACTGTCCGCATCAAGTTCAAGCCGCGTTTCGCCCTTGGCGATAAGGAAACACAGACCAGCGTGCTCAACCGCCTTGGCGACAAGATCGCGGATGGCTACATCGTTATGATGGAAAAGCGTAACGAGGCGCTGTCCCCGAAAATGCAGCAGCGCCGGAAATGGAAGTCGTGGCAAGAAGCATCGCTGCAAATGAAAGGCTTTGAAGAAGCAGGCTACTCGTTCCTCGATCTTTGCCGCAAAGGCGACTACACCTTTATTGAAACGGCCGTGCCTACCAAATGCTATGACTCCAAAGAAGAAGCACTGGCAGGCGCCAAAAAGAACTTTGATGACTTTGACGAATACCTTGATATTTCCGCCCTCTACGACCCTGAAGGCGGGCCGGATGGCGAAGCCGTGTGGTTCCCGTCTTACAAGTTGAAGGATTCGTTTGCCGACCTGCCCGAAGGCGAAGGCCTCGAAGTCCTCTCCGAACTTTCGGACACCCTTTACAGAATGTATACAAAGGGCGAATCCGCAAGCGAGGATCGCCGTGGCACCGACCGCTACGGACACCCGGTCAAGCGCTTCACCACAAAGGACTTGAAGGGCTTGGATGGCGAAGTGATTGGTGGCAATGACGGCAACGGCGATGATGCTGGAACGCCCAGCAACTTCGGACTTGCCTATTTGGACACCACATCGATTGATGCGTTCTCCAACAACTTCATCCCCAGTGTCCGCGACCGTTTCCTGCACGACCTCGCTCAAATGCCGGTGTCCAAGAAATCGATTGAAGACTTGCTCCGCAAGCACAAGCTCCACAAATTCGGCGCCCCTATCGGCGTCCGTGACTTCTTCCCGGAAAATGGCATCGCCTACCTCGGAACATATGGCGATGACGGCCTCCCGCGTAAGACGCTGTGCCTGCGTTGGGGTCCGGCGCTGAAGAAATAAAAGGTTCCTATCGCTCAAATGGAGTAGGGCTCGCCAGCAATGGCGGGCCCTTTTTAATGGCGCATAAATGCGTTTTACGGCGCTAAAATATGAAAGGCAGGTATTTGCCTGCCTTAATAATTTGAAACGCTTATAGGCGCGTTTACGGCGCAGGGATCGCTACGCCAGCCAGGGCGAGGTAGCGCTTCGCATTGGTGCGGGCGTTCAATTCCTGCTCCGCTATCCTTCGCATAGTCGCGCCGTCTTCCGGCTTATACTTCACCAATTCTGCAACCAGCGCCTGAACCGTATTGATTGGCGGGAGGCCACGTCCGGTGAAATTTGCGCGGGCGCACGTAAACCAATTTTCTTCAGTGACATAGCCGCATCCGGTATACGGATTCAATTTACGGTTGTCCCAAGATATGCACGCCCTTCCGCACGCCATACCATCGTAAAGCGAGCGCCCGATTCCTACAACAATGTCCGCATCGTTTATCAAGTCCTCAACGTGCCACACACGCTGCCCCACTTCCTTGGGGACGCTCTTGAAGGTCCAGCCTAATTCCTTGCAGGCGGCCTTCAACATAGAATCATCGCCTTGACAAATGGACAACACGCGGGGGCAAAGGGCGGCGGGCTGCGCCGGTTCGCGTAGCGGGGACTTTGGCGAGTAACGTTCCAAATCTTCGCCGTTGCGCATAAGGATTGTCTCATAGCCGCGTCCTTTCAAGAAATCCTGAATCTCCTCGGATATGGACACATACGCCTTGGCGCCTTTAATTGGAAATTCCAATGAGGTCCACTTGCTGTGGCAGGTTTGGACAACGGGGCATTTGCCGATGAATTCTTTTCCGGATTGCTGGTTCGCAAAGCAGGCCGCAAGCGGAATGCCCCACCGATACGGCTGGGCGCCTATTTCCTTGAGATGCTTTTCCGTTACGCCGTCCCCGTCCATATCAGGCGCGTAGTAATAAACGGTATACCCCAAATCAATGAACGCCTTACTCATCGCCCAATTGAAAGTGTCCGTCCCGCCAATGAATTTATATGTCCCGTTTGCCACACAAATGTTGCGGCAATTAGGGTCGTGAATGATTTGATATTCTTTGGCAATGCCCGCCGGACCTTTACAAAATTCGGAATACATTGCCGGGTATATCTTGTAAAGATCGGTATACATCCCCACCGAATTGGTGCTGACATCCCCCAGCGCTGCTATCTTACTTTTATCAAATAACATAGTCAGCATCCCTTCAACCATATAACGCATACTTCGGATGTCATTGCGGGCGCCGGCCAATTTCAAATCGATGGTTCCCTTATGCGATAAAAGGGCGCTCCCCTTATACGCTTGGAACGAGCCGGAGGCGTGATACGGGTGGACATTCCATCCAACGCGATGTGCCCAGTCCGGGTTTGCGTGAAGCAGCCCGCACACCGCCGGTTTCGCATTTGTCGGGGGAATGGTGAACAATGCCCTATACATCAAATAGGACCAAAACGTGATTCCCTTAAAATCGCCGTAATCATAAAACACGCTGGACCCGTTGCGCGAACTTCCGGGCTTATGGCTAGTCCCTTTGAAATGCAAATAATACAT